AAGCACAATCTCGTGTATTTCCGGTACCAAGACGGTGATGCAGTTCGCTGTTGTGATGCACTTTTCGTGTGTTCTAATGTGTGTATTATTCCACGCCACATGTGGCAGGATTACACTACGTTGAACGCCGAATTTGTGCGTCACGATCCCGGAGCAATCGGTGGCAATTTTAAAGCCATTATTGCTCGGTGTCATAGTGTGGACCTCACGTATAACGGTGAGGCAACCGACTTGACACTAGTTTGGGTCCCCAGCGGAGGAAGCTGGAAGGACCTGACACCTTTCATGTCCCATGAACTTCCTGAAAGTTCCGTGCCCACTAAAATGGTCTGGAAAAATAAGGAAGGTTCGTGCGTGGAAGCAGGTGCGTTGATGGTCCCGGGGATCGTTAACAACGGGGTGGAGGAATTTTCCGGTTTCTCCTACAACCTTAGCGTCAATACTTTTGTCGGTCTCTGTATTGGGACTTTCATCAGTCAGACGCGTACTCCTACCATTTGCGGCGTGCATTTGGGTGGGAAGACGGGTACCCCGGTAGGTTGTGCAGGCCTTTTAACTGCACCAATGATCCGAGAAGGTATGGCTGCCTTGCGCAAGCCTGCCTCCGTTCTCCTCGCTAAGAGCGATGGAGAAATTCCAGAAACCTTGTACGATAAGACAATGGTTATGGATAAGGATCATGCACCAAAATCTCCATTAAGGTTCATGCCGCATTCGAACATTCGGGTGTACGGTTGTACCTTGGGGGGAGTCTCATACAAATCAAATTGTGTGAAAGCTCTCCTTTCGGATGAAGTTGAGAAGCGTCTGGATATTAAAAACATCTGGGGGCCTCCCAAATTCAAACCGGATTGGAAACCTTGGCAGGAATCTCTCCAACATTCCGCCAATCCATCTATAGGTGTAGAACCCTCTATTTTGGATTTGGCTGTGACTGATTTCTTGGAGCAATTCTTGGGAGCCTTGGAAAAATCTCCCATCAAGTTGAAGTCTATAAAACCTTTGACGCGTATGCAAACCGTTTGCGGCGTCGATGGTAAACGATTCCTTGATAAGATGAACCCAGCTTCGGGTATCGGTGTTCCGTTGACAGGACCGAAAAGTGATTACATTCACTATTTGGTACCTGAAGATGGCGCCGAATTCGAGTGTCCGGCTGAGTTGACAGGTCCGTTCTGGGATCACGTTGAGAAGATTAAGGTCTGCTACGCCTCTGGCGTTCGCGGACACTTCTTTTTCAAAGCGTGTCTCAAGGATGAGCCCACCGACCAGTCCAAGACAAAAGTTCGGGTTTTCCAAGCTTCTTCTGCTGTGGGACAGTTACTGACTCGTCAGTACTTTCTGCCCTTTTGCAGGCTACTGAGTCTTTTTCCTTTTGATTCG